ATAAAAAAGACCTCCCTGTTATTTGGCAGGGAAGTCTTTAAGCGGCCGACGATATTCAGTTGTATTTATATCACCAAACGCCAGGGATGATCTGACCAGTGGTGAAGTAAGTGCCGATAGCAATGACAAAACCAAGCATTGCCAGACGAGCATTGAGGATCTCTGCCTCAGGGGTGAATCCGAATTTCATAATAGTTCTCCTAAATTAGTTAAAGGTTTTCTTCTTGTTCAGTTAAAATTACACAATCGCTAACAGGATAAGCAACACAAGTGAGAATGAATCCCTCTTCCATTTGCTCATCATCCAAGAATGATTGCTCGCTATTATCTACAGTTCCACTGATAAGTTTACCAGCACAGGTAGAGCAAGCGCCAGCACGGCAGGAATAGGGAAGATCAATTCCTGCCTCGTCAGCAGCATCAAGAATGTATTGGTCATCAGGGCACTCAAAAGATTGTTCAGTGCCGTCAGGTGATTGAAGGGTAATATTAAATGCCATTAGTATGTTTCAGAAAGTTTTTCTACAGAGTATGCCAGCAAAACTAAAAAGCTGACACCAGTAATTGTAAACAGGATTTCAGTCATTGTCAATCAATTGTCAGAAGATGCCGAAAAAGAGTTTGCCAGTGCCAATATAAGAAACGAGCCCAGCAATAATACCGACCATAGCCCAGCGTCCATTATACATCTCCGTAGTTTGCATTGGGGTCATCAGACCTTTGCGATTGTATTCCTGATAGACCATCTCAGGTTCTTTGGCGAACATGTTCATTTGTCCATGTTCATTAGTCGTTACAGTCATTATCGTTTTATTACGAAGTGTTACAATAGTATATAGGTGAAGGGGGAGTCTTGTCAACCCCCCCTGTCAGGAGATTCTAATTGTTTTCTTTTCCTTACTTGCTTTGCACTCCAAGCAGCGAATGCCATGATAGCAAAGTAGAATAGGTAGTCATCAATCATAACCAAAAAGAAAATAATAGATCCACCTATCCTCAAATAGTCCGGCATCGGAATCTTAGTAAAGATCCAACGAACCTGTTTCTCGAAGAGAAAGTATAGTGGTATGAGTGCAGTGACTACAAACTCACTATACGGAACTACGAAATACAGAGAGAGCAATACAAAGATTGGAAAGTATTGTCTCTCTGGTATCCTCTTCAAGTATGAAATATATAAATCAATTGATCTCTTGAAGAGTTTTTTCATGTTCTATCAGAACGTGAACTTGGTCTGGATTACACCACCCCACTTGCTGCTGTCCTGGTAACGCTGATTGTTTTCAACGTAGAACAGAGCGGGAGTGATGCTGATGTTGTCGGTAACTTGGAACTTGTAGAAGAACTCAAGCATCGTAGCATCAGATACACCAACGGTTTCAGCAGAAGGTGCTTGACCGACAGCAATACCAGCGGTATTACCAGCAACAAAAGCATCTGCCCACTGAAGACCAACGAACCACGAATCGGAATCAGTGGCATCAGTAGCACCAGGAGCACCACTTACGAAATTATATCCGTAACCAGCACTGACAGAAGGAACCCAACCAGATTCAGAAGGTTGCCAATAAGCATTAAGAGCAATGGCATTAGACTCCTGACCATCTACCAGGGCACCATTGGCACCTAGTAGACCGTTGTAGGAGCGAGGACGGGTGCCCTCAGAACCGTAACGATAACCAGCACCAACACCCCAGTTAGATCCTTTGTAACCAACTTGAGCAAGGAAGTTCAGAGCACCATCAGAATCAAAGACACCAGTGGAGCTATCATCACCTTCTTGAGCAACATAGTTTAGACCAGCAATGAATCCACCTTTGCCGACATACTGAGCACCAACACCAGCACCAGTTGCCTTGTTATAGACACCAGGAGCACCAGCAACTTGGAAGAAGTCAAGGATTTCCGACTTATAAGCAGAAGGAACCCATGCCATCTCAGTATTACGGACCTTAGCACCAGCAGTCAGGGTCACACTATCACTCACAGGGAACTGATAGTAGAGACGATCAAGAACGACTTGATCAGCAGTAGATTCTGCCTTGTCCAATTTGAACAGGGAAGAGCTAGTGCTGAAAGGATCAGTGCTGAAGTTACCAGAACGCAGACGAGTGCGAAGGAGATCCTTACCACTGAAACTGGTGTCAAAGTTCAGACGGACATCATAATTAAATGCGGTGTTGCCAACGTTTCCACCAGCATTAGTTTCAAGTCCAGGAACTCCACCCAGAACAAAGGTTGCTTCACCCTTCAGTTTGGTAGTGGTAGAGAATTGAGTTGCCTCAAGTTGACCTACCTTTGCTTCCAAACCATCCACACGACCCTTGAGAACAATCAGTTCTTGTTCAAATTCAACAAGAAGTTTACGCAGTTCATCGGTAGTTTCGGTTACACGATCCAAGCAAGCATTGAGAAGTGCTGCTGCCTCAAAACGAGTCATTGCCTTACCACCACCATAGGTGCCGTTAGGATAACCAGCAACGCAACCATAACGGGATACGAGATTGCTGAGTGCCTGATACGCCCAGTCGGTAGGTTGAACATCAGAGAATTGACTGATGCTTGTGACTTGCTCTGACGAAGCATACTGATTTACATCAGTAAGATTAAGTTCTGCTGCCATAGATGCGGTAGGAATGACCGAAACCGCACCGGCAACAATCAGAGATTGTAGTTTCATATATGTGTAGTACTAAACAACTATTGGACTCTTGCGAGTAATTGAGGCGTGAGTCACAACATAGGTAATATAGGATAGAAGAGTTGGATTGTAAAGGGGGCTTGTGCCAGTTTGTTTACTGGCACGACATACCTAAATACTCAATAGGGTAATAGTAAAAAATACAAATGGCAAAGATCTTTGCGAAATTTGGAGCAGTTAGAGACGAAAATCTCAATGATTTAACATCTGGTGAAGTAGCATTAAACATTCTGTTGAACAGAATTAAAGGTGGTGCTGAAAGTTTTACATCAGCAGATTTAGAATTAATCAGAGGTTTGTTTAGCACTAACGTTACCTCAGGAACTCTTGACTCAGCTGCTGATGCAACTGTAACTGTAACTGGATCAAACGGATTGCAAACTGTCTATGATCCTTTAATTACCCTAGCAAATAGATTCGATAGAGCTTATTTTACTACATCAGAACCATATTTTCTTGGCGGTGATGGACCAACCGCTAGATATTTCGACAACAATCAAATCATTAGATCTGGTGCTGGAGCGACAACAAATTTCTTAGGATTTAATCAGGTTTTCGATACCGAAGATGGTAGAGTAATACCAAATCCAGCTACAGGAATAGAACTAGCATCTGATGTAGATAATTTTTGGGAAGAAGGAGATTTTTATTATGGAAATAAAATTAGAAATAAACTTCTCAGTGCATACGGTGGTGTAGAATGGACTGGGTATTTTAAACCAACAGTGACAGGAAACTGGTCATGGGTTATAAACACTACTGGTTATGTAAAAGTAGAGTTTGATAACAGAGAAGCACCAAGTAAAGGATTTACTTTTAATCCATCGACAGGAACATTCAAACTTAATGATACTGACTTCAGAAATCCACAAGGATTGACAACTCTAGTTGACCAAACTAAGTTATCGGATGCTGGTATACCAATATCTGCTAGTATTTCAGGAAACATAACCAATGCTACAGACAAAGGTGTAAATTATGGAAGATTTGGATCAGGAGGAACTGCTTTTCTGAGTCAAACTACAACTGGGTCGGGAATTTATTTTAATATTGGTAGAGATATTGCAAATGGAAATCTAGTTATTACATCTACATTTCCCACAACTGGTGGCATTGATGGATATAATGTTGGAGATACATTTACCATAAGTGGATCATTAGTTGGACAAACTGGCAATGATATAACATTAACACTAACAGATGTTGGTGGATATTATATTTTCAATAGTGTTACTAATCAACAGTTGGGAACAGCAACAATAGGAACAAATAGAGAATTAACTATTAACTTAGGAGATTTAGTAGCATACGAAGCATATAAATTTAGGATATCATTCTTTATCGATGAAGATTCTGTTGATAAAATGAATGAGATTCAGGTCAGTGGTCCAATCATAAAGCAAATTATTTTTGATAGAAGACCTCCGGATGTCACTACAACCACATCATCTGCATATGACTTCGACTACAAATATCTTTACGGAGATAGATACTTTGATTTTTATAATATTGGAGACTTCAAAAAATTTATAGACTCTTCTATCTCTTCAGGGGGAAGCAGAATAGGCAATAAAAGAGCAGTTGGAGATACAACATCGTCAGCAGAAGGTAGTCCTGGTGACAAGTATGCAGCACTTCTTAATCTGAATCCAGTAGTTTCATATTACCAAGCACCACTAACAACCTCAGCTGAAGAATTAATTACAATTAGAACTGGAAATGTATCCAGTTTGACTAGAAATATAGTTCTAGGAAACACCAACCCAACGAATGGGCAACTGCTCCCAAACAAAACTGAAAATATAGAGATAGGAAACTATGTCGTAGGACCAGGAATACCAATTGGTAGTAGAGTTGTATCAGTAACAATAAATGATTCCGTACTAATTGATAGAACACCAACATCAACTACGACTTCAGCAACTTTAAATTTTATTCCACACAAAGGTCTAGTTGGATTTGGTAAAGGAGGATACTATACAGGAAGTGCATCAAATGCAGATGGATTTGCTTTAGGTCAAAGAGCATTAAGTTCCCTTTCCATAAAATCTGGTTCAGTAATTAATCTAGCAGAAGCAGGAAGTTCGTATGGAAATTTCTCAAAAGTTATTGGAACTGGATCATTAGGATACCAAACAAATTCCAGTGGATCTAATGCTGTAATTAGCGTAGCAAGAAATCAATTTGGTGCATTAACATTTACAATTGTCAATGGAGGAACTGGATACAGTAATTATGATTTGATTACCATTGCAGGAAATTATATTGGTCAACCTGGAAATGATTTAACTTTAGAAATTGTCGCATTAAATGATACATTCATTGTAGGAAGACCTGAATATGTGATCAAACCTGGACAAATATTTAAACACGCAGATCTTCCAGCAAGTTCTAAGATACAATATACTGATAAATTTACAAACCCAAGTATTAATATCACGAGAACATTTAACGATACTCAAATAATTAAAAGATTATATTCTGCAAGTAATAAAGATACCACATATGCTCTAAGCAATAATACAATATTATGGAAAACAAAATTAGTAAACGATTCTGAAATCACAACATTATACAGTGGAGCAAATCCAGGATTAAACAAATATTGGTTCATCTATCAGACATTCGGATTAAACAACGATGCCCTAGGTGGATATTGCACTGGAGTATTTGATGCAAGAATAGAACAAAAACTGTCAATTATTAATGTAGCAGACGGCAGTGGTAGTGGTTATGTTAGTAATGTGTTACCGGTAGGTGCATCACCAACTCCAGCAACAACCACCACATTAAGCGGTTCTGGTTTCGGTATGAAAGTATGGTATAAAGCTGCTGGAAATATTACTTATGTTTGGATGGCAGAACCAGGACAAAATTATGAAGCCGGAGACAGAATACAAATTAATGGTGGAAATAATAATGCTAGATATACAGTTGGATATCCAAACATCACCAGTAATACAATCACATTTAGAGTAAGCGGTTCAGAAATTGAGTTCAGTAATAATGGATCTGCTGTTAGTGGATACTACGCACACTTATTCCCATCGTTAGCATACAATTCACCAACTAATGATGTTAATGATCTAGTAGGTGAAGTAAGAATTTCTAGTGTAGAATACCCAATTCTAGGCAGCGAAAATCCTAGTTCTCTTGGAACCTACCTAGACACTGCAGCTTTAGTTACTCTACAACATGAATCTGGTGGTTCAAATGCTGTTCAAAATAACGAAATCAGTTATGTTGATAGTGTAGTAACTAGAATTACATTCACACCTCCTGCATCACCAAATCAAAACAAAGAAGTGTGCTTTAGACCAACAGACACCTCTCCACCATTTGCAGCAACATCAAGTGGGTTAACTACATCAAATGAAGTTAAGATGGTTCTGTCATTCACTAGTAGTGGTCTTGCGAATGCAGGAACATTCAATCCCGGTAGATTAACTTACGACAATATAACTTTAAACACAAACAGATCCTTAAATGAAGTGGCACTAGTAAGTAATCCTCTTCCACAGGATATTATATCAGGTTATATTCCGATTACATGCGGCAAAGCTGGTGGAGGAACAGAACAATTTTATCTTCTGCTAGGAAATACTTATAGTTCAGGTGATGGAGCAGTTGTATCAGGTTAATGGATCAGATCCTGCTCCAGTTCCATTATCATTACCAATATCTTTAGTGAGACAAAGACTGTAAAACTCTCCATCAATTATACAATCAATTTTGTGTGTAAATCTATACTTCTGTGTATCTATTGCATAAACTTGTGCATTTGATATACCATAATCAGATAGATCTAAACGTCTTTGAGTTCCTGAAAGAATTTGAACTCCAGAAAAATACTCACCTGGAGTTCTAGTATTTCCACTAGCAATTTCTATGTATCCATTGGATGTATCTCCAATACTTAGATTTCCAATTTGCATTTCTTGAGCACTGGCAGATCTAGGAAGATTTGTAATGGGATTCCGCAAAACTTGATACTCCAAGATATCAGGTGGTCCCGCAAGTAATGACCATGGCTGTGTATTATCAGAATATGCCCTGAGTTTTGTAATTACAGGTGGATCAACAATAATACTAGAAGCATCTTTATTTAAAATATATACACCGGGACTAGTATCCTGAAATAAATCGGATACTTCCGAATTAAATATATCAGTATCTGTAGTTGTTATTACACCCTCACTTCCAATTTCAGTTACATCAAATAAATTATCTTCGCTAGTCAAGAATTTCTTTTGTCTAAAGAAATTAGCATTATCAAGATATGATTCTAAGTCATCAAAATTATCACCAAATGTTCTATTTAATGCTCCACTAGTGAATGTAAAAAACTCGTCTTCAAATACAGGTCTCGCAAGATTCTCTAAATTTTTCTTATTTGTTGCATTTGATCTCTCAAATATAATATTTTTTGTTGCTAATTCTGAGGTATTAAATCTAAGTTGTTGAATTAATTGAGTTCTACTATAATTTCTACCTACTCTAAATGTAGTTACGGCATCAGAGAATACAATATAGTATGTCTGGTCGAAAGATACTTGATCCCCAGTCAATACTGTGGGGAATGGAAAAAATTGACTGGTGCTGTATGGAAAGTAGTCGGTTGGAGCACCAATATCTCCAACCTGAACAAATTCACCTGGATCATTGACATCCTCAAATCCCAGACTTGGATTATTAGGATCTATAAGTTCAAGTTTTTGTTTATATCCAACATCAAATATTCTAAGTTGAGTTGTGCTAGAATATTGAGCACGATAAAATTTTTGATTAAGTGCTGTAGCTACATTAGCAAATAAAGTTCCTTCTAAAGAAACATAAACTTCTGTTTGAGTAAAAGTTACCTGAGGAATTCCATGAGCACCGCTATAAGTTATAACAAGGGCATCTTGTTGTGCATCTAATAAGTTTCTAGTAATATTAAATATCGATTGAGCAACTCTAAGTTTTACTGGATCTCCATTGCCAAATGTTGCTAGTTTATCTCTTTGTTCAAATACAGTTCCAGCATCAGGATCTGATGGGTTAGTAGCGGTAGAGAATACATCCCCAGGTTTAAATATTAATCTTGTTATGTTTGTAGTATTTCCAGCAAACACTTGTAAGTCAGCTGGAATAGTAACACCATCAGCAAGATTTTCAAATATTTTATTAGCATCTTCTGCTTCAAATAAGTTTAAAGTTCTTACAAACCCTTGATTAAGTAATGCCATTTAAGTAGTTACCTGTACTGTCCAACCTTTGCTTCTGAGGAATTCTACTGCACCCTGTCCACGTTTGACAGATTTATTAATCAATTGCTGAATGCTAGAAACTCTAAATTCCAATGACTGGAAAACGGTGTTTCCAGATTGGTTTACAAATTCAATTGTATTAGAAGTAGTTATAACATCCAGGTTTGCATATCCCTCACCAACTGTATTTATTTGAGTTACAGTATAATTCAAATCTCCTGCTCTATAATAATCTGCTTTAATAGCAGAGACAGTGAATGTAGCAGTCAACGTTGACGCTGTTCCTAGTGCAGGTAATGTAACTGTTAATAACTGATTTAAAGAATATCCTCCATTATCAGGTTTATTTACTACAGTTCCTATGATTCCTCCACCAAATCCACCATTAGTGACAGTAACACTTATTTCTGCACCACTACCAGTTGCAGAAGTAGTAGTGTATGTTGCTGTTCCATTAGTATATTCTCTAACATTACCAAGATTAACCAAGAGATAATTTCCAGACTGCGCTCCGGTCCCTGCAGCATTCATATTCAATACAACTTTGTCAACATTAGATTGTTTCGTGAATCCATCTCCACCTTGAACTAAGGCAAGGTTGATTGGATTAAAATTACGACGAACATTAAAACTAACAGTGGCATTTGATGATGGTGAAGAAACACCTCCTGTAATTGGAGCACCAAGAGTAACAGTTTCTGATCCGCTTGGTATGCCATATCCAGACCCAGCAAATCCACTTACTATTTCAGCAGTGGCAACTCCACCACGAACATTTACAGTAAGAACTCTTATTCTTAATCCAGTTCCCGTTCCAGTAACAGAATAAATTGCACCAGCAACATATCCAGTTGCCATATTATTAGTTCCATCATCACCAGAGCTCACAATACCAACAGTTCCTTGAGGAATACCATCCGCTTCGATTGTAAATGATATGCTTGCTCCTGTTCCGTTAGCAGAATTTGATCCTGCATTAGTAGAGTCATGAGTAAGAGTATAATTACCAGGAGTTAAAGGAATCGAATTCGATCCGGCAGACCATGAGAATGTTCCAGGAATACTTTGAATTACTCCAGGTAAAGAAGAAGGAGAGGCGACTGAGTTTACAGAATCAACAACATTCTTTACAGAATTAACATCTACATCAATTGTAAATGTAGCACCAAATCCACTGCCACTACTAGTAGTTGCAACTCCAACATAATTTTTCTTAACCGGAATTAAACTAGCATTAATTGCAGTTCCAGTTATCTTTCCTCCTAAACTTGTAATGTTACCATTGGAAACTGTTGGATCTGGGGGATCATCAACATCAAGAAGTGTTCCATTAATTGGCGGGAATTGTGATGGTCTAGACATATTGCTTCCCTGTAAATTAAGAAGAACACCACCTCTAGGAGAAGCACTATAGTTATCAACAAAATCAAATAGTATTTGATCTATAGCTGATTCCGATAATTTATTATTTGATATGTCAAATGATATTACTTTGTATAATTTTTTAAAGCATCCCGATATATAATTTGTGAAATTATTATTATTCAATTGAACATATTTTACATTTGGAGTCGAGTCTGATAGGTTTGGAAATATGCCAGTGGTAGAATCATCTAATCCTGTGGTTGGATTTCTTCCAAATAAATTATTACTTAAGTAAAGATATTCAAGATTAGATAAAATAATTCCATCTTCAATTGAGGTAAGTTTATTATTACTAATATCGACATAATATAATTCAGGTTTATCAGTTAAATTGAATGGACCACTAAATTTATTATCAGATATACGCAAATTACTCAACGCAGTTGCTTGAGAAAACGAAGGTAAAGGTCCGGACCAACCTTGCCCAGCAGAGTATACTGTTCTCAATGCAGTATTGTCTTCGATATTAGGGAAACTTCCAGTAATTCTACCATTACTTTCCAATCTAAGGAATGACATTTTATCTTTTAATGGAGCAAATGCATCTGGTTCTATTTCTCCCTTAAAATTAACATTATTAATATTAATATCTACACTAGTAATGTTTGTATTTGTGCTGAATTGATCGTTGTATAAAATTTTAGCTGGTTCAGCTTCTTGTATTTTAAGTTGGACTTCTCCAGTTCCTCCAAGTTCTAATGGCACATTCACCACTACGAATTCATTATTAACATAATCTATTCCTGGTGAAGTTAATGAGTAAGTAGATATAAATCCAGAAGAATCTGTAACAATTTGAACCTGTGCATTAATGCCACAAAAACTTCCTTTTCCTGTATCAGTTAAAGAGAATGTACTAGATGGAACAAAATCACCATTATTTGGAGCAATTGCACCGGAAACAACGCTGGTAATATTAATTACTAGATTCTTATTTAAGTTATTAGTATTAGGTGGATTGAAATTAACTGCACCGAAATGTAATTGATCACTTGTTGTGTAACCAGAACCAGATGATACTATAGTATAACTGGATGGAAATCCATTTGATCCAACAACAACTTGCACAACAGCTGGTTGTATTGGATTTGAAAGAGTTCCATCATCTTGAACTGAATAAGTTCCTGGAGTATATCCTGGAGATGATGATCCGTTTTGGTTTTCGATAATGTAACCACCAAGAGGTTCTAGTATTCCACCCGAATCAAATAACTTAACGATCTTTCTTTTTCCTGGTCTTCCAGATACAATATTATTAGTTGCATAATAATCATAAGCTGTCAAAGCTGGACATCCAAAATATCTTGGTAGATATCCTCTAATGTCAGAATAACTGCTGTTGTGTGCAGTTAAAGCAGCACAGTTAGCAAACTTAAAATTCTCCAAATCTGATCTAGGATAAGTATTATCAAGAATTTTTATTCTAGCATCACCACTACCACCAGGAATTGCTATTGTTCCTGTAAGATCTCTTTTATAATCCTCACCACCATCTACAATGGTAGCACTAATAACTTTTCCTGCAGATGTTGTAATATTTAAAATCAAACCAGATCCATCTCCTCCGGTTATTGTAACATTACCATTTACATACCCAGAAGTTCCTTGATTTGATACTTCAATTTCAGTTACTGAACCTCTACCAATATATCCATTCCACTGACTATGAACAGATCTCCTATTAGATCCAAAAGTATGAGAATATGATTGCAGAGAAGTAAAGTTTGAACAATTTGCAATAGGTAATGCTGTATAAGATGTACTAACGGTTGTTATATTATTTCCGCAGTTAAGAGTAAAGAATTTTTTAGTAGATCCTAGACTTGTATTTGAAGTCAAACCTAAAGAAACAATACTAGTTAATTCTTCAATACTAAGTGTATTAAATACTCTAAGAACTTCAAATACAGGTTGCTGAGCTGTAGGATTTCCAAGTGTCGTAGTAGAGACAGTAAAAGTATCCCCAACTTGATATGATTTTCCTGGATCTTTTATTTGAATGAAGGAAATAAATCCATTTGAAACTGTTATATCAGCAGTAGCTCCTTCACCACTGCCAGTAATATTAACTACAGGAACATTCTGATAGGTTCCGTTAACAAAACTCTGAGCTCCTCCATTGCCAGAGAAATTAGTTTTATATCCTTTTGGTGGGAAAGTTTGTCCAGAAGGAGGATCAAATGGATTTCTATCTATGCCACCTTGTCTACCAGCTGGAATAGTTCTGAAATCATTATTAGTAAAATCAATTGTTGCAATCGAATGAGATCCAGAATTTCCAGATATACCATAAAAAGTTGGAAGTTCTCCATTAGGATTAACACTATCGGGATAGAAGTATGCTCCATTAAATAGAGATCTAGAAGCACTCAAGGTAGTTAAAGATCCGAGATTTCTTAAGGTATGCTGTTCAAATCCTGCTTTGAAACATCCGATAATGTTTAGCGTTCTAATTGTGCTCGGAAAATTTCTGGAAACTTCTTCGCTGAAATATCTTTTCTTAGCATCATTAGAATTAAAGAATGGATTATTTTGTATCCTTAGGGTCTGAACTGCAGGAGTAAAGAAAACAAAATTAGGACATTCAATAAGACCATTACTTTCAAAGGTCAGTGATGAAAGATTGATAAGTCTAGACTTTGGAAGTTCTTGAATACTGCAATTACTTAGAGAAAGTGTAGTTATTTCAAGTGGGTTTTTATAAATTTCAATAGTTTTAGATGACGAGAAAGGAGATCCATAATTAAAATTAGATGATGAAGAACTCGATATAATATTTGGAAAGTCTTGTATCTGTCCACTACCATCTGTATTATACACCCTCCAACTAACTGGAGCTCCACCACTATACCCTACCGAAGAAGAAAAATCACGGAAAAATCCTTTGAATCTAATTGGAATTCCTTTCATTACTAATAAAAATTGTTCAACTCCATTAATTCTTAATTTTATTTTATGTGTTGGAGTTTCGGATGAGAATGTTCTTTGTTGTGGTATGGGTCTTGTTCTCAAAGAACCTATTGATAACTTTCCGTTGATGGATACATCAGCTCCATACACAATAGCATCATTAATTGAACTCCAAGAACTTACACGGGAAGTTGAAATATCTCCCCACCTAAGAATTGGAGTTTGACCGGAGGATTCCAACAAAGAATATCTAAATGCAGTAGATGATAATGGACCAAGAACTTCTAAGTTTCCTCTAGTTCTAAAATCAACTCCTGCGGAAGAACTTAACTGACCATTATATGTAAGAACATCAGTAATATATCTATCAAAAGTTCTCCAGATGGGAACATTGAGATTAGATAAAGTCTGCAAATCTAGTGTATCAAATCCAGTAAGAGATACTTCACGAATTATATCAATATCTCTAATGTCTAGAGATATGTTAAGCAGTGCCTCTTCTCTATCCGGTATATCAGCTAAAGATAGAGGAACTGCGAGACCAAAAATTCTTTCGTTTTTAATTGCCATCTTTACTGTTGTTCGATGTAGTTTAGAGTTCCAGCAATTGTTGTGTTAGCAATGTCTCTTGACGTTGCAACAAAGAAGTATGCTGTAGTATTTAGAAGATCAGGCGTAATCGTTTCTCGTTGTGGTCCAAATATCATTGAAAGATCTAACTGTTTTGTTTGATATTGATCATCAGTGCCATCGGCAGGGTTCCCTAGATTTCCACCAACATAAAATCTATCCACAACTTCATATGGTCTCAATTGTGATGTGCTTTGCGTATCAACTAAAGCAGAAGACAGTCTATTCTCAGAGGTGAAGTTTGGCGGAGAACTTTCTTGATCTCCTGTTGTGAGAGATGTTTGTCCTATCTCACCAACCTCTAATAATTGACCATCAATACTACCATTTTCAAGAGTCACTGAAGGGGATCCAATCCATCTTGGGTTATATGTATTTTGAACTTGAGAAAATTCACGAATTGTTGGAGAATTAATCCTACAGTTATCTCTCATTTCCATAAAGAAATAGAGAGGATATGGATTAAAGTCAAAAGATTTCTTAGACAATCTTCTGAAGGACTCTAGGAATACAGGTATATTATAAATGTAAACATCTGTAGCATTAGTAGCATTTACAAGTCTTCCAGTTAAATTATTGAATACATTTGTTCCTGATAGTTTAACAACAGTAAATTGTCCTTGACCTGAGATAGTATATGTAACAAAATCGCTAGCAAATCTAACACCAGATCCTAACTGGGGAATATTATCTGGATCATCAAAGTCCACACCATTTTGACTTGGATTTAAATTATTATATCCTATCTCCCCTCCCTGAGCATTGTAATCTAAGAACGGTCCACCAGCTTTTCTCAAGTAATATGCATTTGCATCAAATGTAGAGTTCACATCAGCAAAAAGTTCAGCAATACTTTTCCCGGATGATTCATCAACCACACTACTAATAGAAGATGCCGGAATTTGCTGAACAAAATTAATCTCAGGAGATCCAACAGTAATATTACAATAAGAACATCTTCCACTATTTGTTCCGGGAGGATCGGGAATACGATAATCTACTGTAAACACTGGAACTCTACCATAATCATATTCAGAAATTTCAAATCCTTCTGCATCTCTGAATAATGCCTCAGCGAATCTTTCTGCATATAATTTATATTGCTCAGTAAAATTCTCCTGACTTATAACTTCTCCTGTTGCTGGGCGCTCCCATTGAATTGGACTATTTGGAGATGCTTGTGTTGGTTTAAATGGGGTAATTCCAAGTCTAAAGTCTGCTCGTTGATTTGAACTGAAGGATCCATTATCTACAGAACCTACATTCCTAGGGATTAAAGCAAGAATACTATTGTCTTTACCATAAACTGGGAAAGTAGAAGCAGCAATAGACTTATACTGACTCAATCTGCATGGATATCTATAAGTAGTTTGCCTTACCTCAGAGTCACCAAATCTCTCAAATTTCTGTAGTGCTCTTGGAACTTTATACTGGATTGCCTCAAATACCTGTCCCCCAAGTGATCTTATCAGATTTTCATTGACAGTCCATAAAGAAACAAGTGTAACACCGATGGCATTTTTATAAGTATCGCCTATTTTAATCTGAGATGAGTAAGTTATACCAGAATTTTCAGCAAAGTCTGTAGTTCCAGGGAAAGGAATATCTAAGTAAGTTAACCAAACTTTTTCGGCAATCACCTTAGCATTATAATCAAGTTCAAAGAAAAGTAGAGGTTGAATAGTTAATGGTGTTCCTGTGGATGATGAGGGAGATGGAATGTTAGTAGTAAATGTGTTATTCGATAAATTAATATCAGTAATATAACAATTCTCTACTCCTTGAGAAAGAAGATATGATTGAGTCCATATTAATCTGTCGGGATCTATAACATCTCCAATTCTCAAAAATCTCATGCGATTTCCTGATGTAAATGGTTGTGATTTGTCAGGTTCACCATTTACATCCGCAAATCCAAGAACATTTACAAGATTACTACCAGACGATAGAGAAACTTGTCTTCCTAATTTACTAATTTCAAATCTAGCAGCAACTGTTTGCTGTTGATTAATATAATCTGGAGTTCCATAATCATATATTGCATCTCCATTTCCATCAGTTCCAATTCTTAGCAACTCAAAATATCTTTCGTCTCCAACATATCCAGATGATACATTAGTCTGATATGTATGTGCAAAACCTGGACACGCAACACACTTAACCAAAGAAATCTCTGTCAATCCATTGGCAGTGAGAGAAAGTTCTCTTGGATAAATGGACTGTTTGTTTTTAATAACTTTTCCTAAGGAATTATAGATAACTGTTTTTGGAAGTAACCCAACTACAGTTGTACTTCTAGTCACAGAAGGAGCATTTGGATCTGGTAATCCTGTATTTGGATCAATTGCGGTTGTTTCAGTTGGTGCTATTTTTGGTTCACTAGTAACAGAATTAACTTTAATTGTTCCATCATCTCCGCCATCAATATAGCAAGACGTTCCATACTTATACACAAACTGTGGAGTGTCAACCGATGCCGGACCCTCATTAACAACAGCATACTTAAACTTAAAGTATGGATCACCCATAGAAGGTCTTCCGATGGAATTTTCAATTACTAAAGTATGAACAGCAACCCATCTAGCTTCATTATTATTGACCGGAACATAAACATAAAATTTAACTCCAATGGCACCATACCATCCGAATTCAATCTTATACATGGTAACGTCTTCTATCTTCAAATTCCATCCGGATGGACCATTACCATTAAGTGGATCGCCATTCCACAAATCTCTTGGTATTTTAGTTTCAAATACCGGCTTGTCTATAAGTCCTGAGAAAGTGCTATCTCCACCACCTTGAGCATCATTATTACTATCAAGTGTTGTTATGATTTGATCGCCATCAAAATATGGTTCTATAGCATCAATTTTTTGTGCTACTGATGTATTTTCATCAGTGAGAATATCTGCATATGTTGACTCTCTAAATGTTTTAAAGTCTGGAGATCCAGGATTTAATATATTTCTTTCCATTACAGAATCTGATAATGGAACTACACTTCGTCTCACTATATTAATATTTGCACCTTCCACTTGGAAGACCAGTTCATCAGTGTCATTTGAGATTCCCCATTCCAATCTAACGGCATTAGTAGTAGCATCTCCAGATGCACGAACACCAAAAGTATATCCACTAATTCTACCGGGTTGATATCTAAATGCTTTTCTTGATATTAAAAAAGCTCTAGATACAGATGCTGGTCCTGCTCCAGGCAAAGAATCATTGATTGGGGATATTGTTAATCCGATTCCAAAATCAATTCCTATAATATACTTAACAATATCAGGTAAATTTTCTACGTCATTGGGAGTCAGTAATCCTTGACCTGGAATAGTTAATTGTAATCTATTTAATTTTTTCCAAGATGTTTCTAACGTATCGCACTGATTACATAAATCTCCAAAAGTATTATATGCTTGATTCAAGGGGAAAACTAAATTCCTAAACATCAATCCTGGAGACTTGAACTGCATGTCACCATTAATATTAACCGTCGATTTACTAGTTTCGCCAATTACAGTGAAGTAAGTATCATTAGTAGTTCCCGGACGATTTTTCCATTCCGTCCATAAAAATCCAACATCTTCATTAAAATGTATAGTTCCATCAAATAAACTATATGTTCTTAATGTTCCTATCGGTTCAACTCCCGGTTTTGGAACTCCATCTACAGTATCACCAATGTAATAAATGTTTTCCCCTGCTAAAAATGGACTGATCAGAGCTTCATTATTATCATAGTATGGGAATTGTTTGTTTGTTATTCTAGGATCATCCCCTAAAACATATTCCAAGTCTGTAGAAGCAAAACTTGCAACGTAAGGAAAGAAGTTTAATGCATACCCAGTATCAGTTAATCCTGAAGTCGCTGCGCCATCTCCTCTTGCTGGAGATGGTGATGTTGGTTTAAAATAATCATAAAGTAACATTCCTAACTTAATGAAGTTACAAAATTTCTTATGACTTGTACTAGTTACTGATGTTGTTGAGGATGGACCTGGAGGATAAGAATAGGAATAAGACTGTGGATATGATCCAATAATAATTGCAGATTCCTCTTTTCCTTCTATGTAAGTGCTTCTATAGTGCTTTCCGTATTCTCTGTTTCTTCTAGTAACCCATTCAAAGGGACTATTTTCAGATGGATCTGTGCTATAAAAAAGAAAATCATCATTGTCCAATCCATAAGTAGAAACATTAGAAAATAATCCTAACTGTGTTTCTGCTTTAGGAATTCCAAGAATACTAGAACTAACTTCACTGAATAAAGGAAACTGTTCTTCTATAGGTAAAACTGGATCAACTTGTCTAGTGTCTCTACGATAAATTGCACCAACGCCAGAGAATTTTCCAACACCTACACTAACCAATGGTTTTTGATTTGTTACGGCAAGTGATAAAAATACAGTAGAATCATCTTGAACAGAAGAAACAGATCTAAGTTCATTTGCTGGCACTGTGCTAGCAATAATATTAATTTGTGCGGGGGTGCTTCCAGAAGCAGTTCCTGTATTTAAAGTTACCGTTCCAGTAACGTATCCTTTACCACCTTGAATGATAGTATAGGAAGCTATTTGACCATTACCAACACTATCAACTCTAATTACTAATCCATCACCAGTAGCGGCTTTTACTATATCACCTTGATTATAAGAATTACCAGCAGAAACTATTGCGGGAACACCTTTACCAGTAACAACCCCAACTAGTTCACCAGTAGGAAGAACTAATTTATTTTTTATTTGCAATTCCGATGTGAATTTAGTTCCTTCTCCGGAAACTAACGTTCCAACTCCAGTAATTCTAGCAACAGCATTGTTTAATGGTTGTCCGGATGGGGATGGAATTGTGAATTGTGTTCCTGCTACATAATTACTTCCACTTGATCCGGTTTTCGGAATGATACTACTTAAAGATCCGGTTAGAGAATCTACAATATAAGTAACAACTCCGTTTCCATCGCCATCAGAAGAGAGAACAAAATCCCCACCATTAACAAATCCCCCACCAGGATTTATAACTTCTATAGAAAGTATGCTATCATTTAATATAAAGAAATTTTTTCCAGTTAATCTATAATCAATTTGTTTGAAAGTTTTACCCTCATCAGTAAAAACAATTGATGTTGCTTTGGAAGATACTGCTTCAGATGATAAAGTTATATTTTGTTCTGATACAAGAATTGTTCCGCCAGAGTCTGTTAAAACTTGTCCTGTTTGTAAATTATAAAGTGGTTGATTACTGGGCACAACCGGAGCTGGTTGCTTGTCGTGCCCTATTCTAATATCTAATCCAGACATATATCACTGTTCCTCCCAAGTAATGCTGGCGAGTATGTTCCCGCGAGCTGCGTAATTAGTTCCCTGTAAGTATGTAGACTTGGAAGAAGCACAGATATATAATGTCTCCTGAACATCGGTTAATGGGAAAGAAAGATAATCTTTATTGTAATCGAAGTATGGAGAAAGTTGATATTCTTCTCCAGAATTTGGAGAGAAAATAGTGGTTATAGTAGTTCCAGTTCCTGGAATTGGACTTCTTTGTTCAGTATCTGTTTCGATAGCAGACAATCTTGCCAATGTAGAGGTTGGGAATGGTTGAGTCACACCACTCAAATCAGGATTTACTGGAGCTCCATTATCACCAGATGGTCCTCCCCATCTTCCCGCAATTAAGAATTTTCCTCTGATGATAATCTCATCAATTGTTACTTCATATGCAGAAAAATAATACTTACCAGTATCTGAAGATCTATCCAAAATTCCTAGTGTAGTGAATGCCTGACCAGAAGTATCTCCTAGAACAGTATATCTAAACCATCCATATACTCTTTGTCCAGGTTGTAAATAATCTCCACCAGTAACTTGAATGCTTGCATCAGGAAGAAGAATTCTTTTACCTCTCTTTCCAATATTAATACCATTACTAGCACTAACTGCAAAACTACTTCCAACTCCAGGATTATCAAATGTCTGGAACGCAGGAGTTTTAATTAATTCAACAGCTAAAGACTCAGAATCAGATGTAACACCAGTAGCGAGACGAGTTGGATAAATTTGAACTCTATTTCTCACGCCATTAATTTCAGTTCTGCACTTAATTCCAACTAGTGGTTGAGGTCTTCTAACAACAAGACTGATACTGCCAGAAGTTGCATTGATAGTCCTAGTCAAATAAAGTTTTTTATTTACTGGATCCACAAACGATACTCTAACATCTTGATCTGTTGGATTTGTGGTGATGACTTTTGCATTCATATAATAATCACTAATTGGAGGTCTGTTGGCAGAAGAACCATTTCCAAAAAATTCAGTAGCACTTCCGTTAAATTGTAAATAAGGAGCATTTACATATCCAGATCCAGGAGTATTATCCTGACCATTCCCTGCAAATGTATGCATTGCCCCTGCACCACTATGATTAATCTCATCGAATACGTATCTAGATCCGCCAATCTCCTTAAGAGTTTCCGAAGCATATGAGAATAGTCTTACAGTTCCTCTATCTCCACCATCAATATAGTATGAAGCACCATACTTGGTTAACTGCTCTGATGTAGATCCATACCCAGACTCACTATTAAGTCTACGATCTGCATTTAAATATCCATAAGCATTCTCATTGCCGCCTCCGTAACACATATATGTGATTGGAAGAGTAGCGTTACCAAGTGAAGCAACCTTCAACTGGTTAGATGCTCTAAGGTGATGAACTCTCACCCATCTTGCTTCATTATTTTCTACTGGAACATAGGCTAAGAATGTTGCACCAACAGCACCATACCAGGAGAATTCAATCTTATACATGGTTACTTTTGTTGGATCTAATTCCCAAATACTATTATAAGTTATTTGTTCATTTGTTGTTGGATCTAATACATCAGATCCAGCTTTATTTGATAGAACATTATCACTGTAAACGACTTTAGTTGTTGTTCCGTTTAATTTTTCCTGACTCATTCTGGAGCGAGGAACTCTATACTCATAAACTTTATAATACTTAGGATCCACATTGAACCAAACCCAGTTCTTGTAAAGTCTCTTATTTACATAATTAATTTGTCCTTTAATATCGTCAGTATTATTGAAAACAGAATCTATGTATCCAACAGAATTTGTTGCTGCTGACTGAGCAGGAGGATAAACGTATGGGAAAGCACCATCCACATATTGTTCTGGGAATCCTTCCTGTCCTGGTCTAGTTTCATCACTATATTGACGACCAGCATAGGTTCTTTCATCAGATGGAAGAACAAATACGGTTGGAGTTCTTAATGATAATCCAAGATTTACTATCGTAGAATTCTCTCCAGATTCAGAACCAATCGCAGTTCCTAAAGAAACATCAGAACCATTCTGTCTAACTGCATCAAGATCAAAAACTTCAATATCTCCATATGCTTTCGTGGAATCACTTGCCCATGGATTTGTTGTGTTTCCTGATCCATAAATCTCTTCATTTCCTGGATATCTAGAAAATCTTATATACTGATAAATGTTTTGTGATCCACTTACTGTCTCAACTCTTTGCTTTATGTCAAGTTGTCCAGTTGTGAATTCAGAAACATACCAAATACTGCCATCTTTAACAAGAGCAGAGGATCCAGTATCTCTCAAATCTACATTAACTCCATTTGTTTCAAAAGTAAATCCCTGACCAATTTGTAATAACTCTGCTCCTGCAGGAACTTTTACTTTTAAATATTTGGATGTATTGCCATCAATAAGATTGACAATTTCATAGTTAACTCTTGCTTTTAATAAAGAAGGATCAAATGCTGCTGCATGAACCATCACTAATCCATCTCTAAGAAGAGTTAACTCTCCAGCCGAAGATCCAGTTGGACTTGTTGGGATAGAAGAATAGTTAAAATCTGTATCAAATTTACCGAGAGCTCTCAGTAAAATATTGTTTAAAAGATTGTCTACTGCGGAAGATGCTCCCGATTCTATAACACCAATACCAGTCGAAGGTATACCTAATGTAGTTCTAGAAACATAAGTGACACTTCCTATATCACCACCACGACTGATTGTAAGTGGCGTAGTTGTTCTTGTTGTATTTGGAGCATTTCCAGCAAAAATATCCTTAATGGCATCAAGGATAACATCATATCTTGCTATCTCATCATTTGCTGTTTTAGATCCAATTCCACTTTGGACATATAATGAAACAGTTCCAGGAACATTTGTATTAAAAAATCTTAATGTATTATAAACAGTAGAAGCATTTCCACCATACTTCAAATCATGTAGAATACCTTCAATAATAAGTCCAGAGTCCTTTCTACATTTTGGAGCATCTCCTGCTAAAGTTATACTTGTAGCAGCAAGTTCTTGTAAATATGGTTTGTTAGCCTCAAGTAATCTATACGCAACTGGATATGTTGGACTGGAAGTTTGGATTTGAGGAATACCAGTCCAAGCATAATCTTGATCTTGTGCCCCAGAAACAGATCCAAATGGAAGAGGATTGTCACGAATAATTGATTGTGTTCTTCTTACAACAGTAAAATTATCGCCACGACCATCGTTTCTTGATTCAAAGTAATACCCATCAAATTTATCAAAGATGCCATACTTTTTAATTGCTGGATTCTTAATTGCAACTCCAGTAGTAGCATTATCAGTAACAGTATATGGTGCTCTAGTTAGTTTAACACCAAAGGTAGCTGCAGAAACACGGCCTGGTTGATACCTAAAGAAACGCTTTGAAGTTAGAATAGTGTATTCATCTGATGGTGCCTCAATCATAGCACCAGCTTCTTCTGCAATGTGAGTTAAACCCCAATCAGCATCTCCAATTAATCCCGCATACTTTGGTCTGAGAGTGACTCCATCACTTTGAAAAATTTCTGCAGAAGTAAATTGCTCTGGGAACTGAGACCATTCTGTTGGGTTAACATCATATGTATTAACATCTGCGAATATACCTAAAGCAACTTCAGATCTAGGAATACCTAAGAGTGACAGAGCAACCTCAGACTGTTGCTTATTTTGTTCTTCAACCGGAATGGCAGTTTGATCGCTTGCAACAACAACTGGCACAGAATTTGCTGATGTCTGTTGACCAGGAGGAACTGGAGCAGTTCTTCCAACTACAACAACAGCGGCATTATTATTTACACCTGTAGCCATGGTTATTCCTCGATGGTGATTACTAGTTCTCTTCTGTTATTTATAATTAGAAACTAATACCAACTATACCTTTTGCGATAGTAAATGTGTTTCTAATAGAGGCATATCCATTGACTGCATTAGTTCCGACAGTGGTTAAAGTGCCAGTGGCAGCTCCAATAACACCCAATGAATCTTCGGATCTTGCCGAAAGAGTTAGCACATAAGTTGGTCCTGTAGTGACCGCCTTAGTAATGACTTCCCATATTAGAGTTCCAGTTGCTGTAACATTTGGATTGTAGGTGTGTGAACTGGATATTTTAATATAAGATCCTTGTGATACTGCATCATATAAAACTTTAGATACAGTTAATTTATAATTACCCGACTGAACTTCTCCAGAAATAATTGTAAAATTGACATCAGATCCAACATCAACATATCTGATACCAAATGCTCGGTATACATTATACTGATTTGGACCGGGAGGATTAGAAGCAATAATTGCATTTGCTCCCGCCTGACCGATATTAAATAAAACTTGACCAATAGTAGGGTCAGTAGTTGCCAATTGACCATTAATAATTCCAGAAGGTTGATACTGAATTACATCAACTCCATTCAATAATATAGGACTCAGGAAGTTAATAGTTTCTACACCTCCAGAAACAGAAACTGGTAACACTTGTGCTCTGATATTTACATTTGAAAGATCTACTCCAGAACCATTTTCAATATATTGTAATACTGGAGTGAAATTATCAGAAGCACCTTGTTGAACAATTAAATTGACGCCATTAAAATCGCTATCATAACTATCAGGAACAGGAATCCATTCGTCGGCAGGACCAAGAATCAAGTTGTTTAATACGTCAGTTTTACTTGCTCCATAAATTCTTAATCCGGTTCCACAATTTCTGATTGTGCATCCATTAACAGCGAGTACATTTGTCGAGTTGAGAATTACTGGTCCAGGGAAATCTCGGAATACACAGCTAGATATGATAGTTGTATCTCCTTCATCAGCAACAATACAAGGAGTTGCAAATCTTTCAACATCAGCACCATTGTAGAATACACAACTATCAATTGATAAGTTTTCGGATCCTCCTGCAACTAAAGCAGGACCAGCAGATTGTCTAATTTTAACATTAGTCATCCTAAAGAACTTACTATTAATTGCATTAATTACTGCATCATTAGTTTGCGTTTCTGTTCCAGTATCAAAGTTTGACAATGGACCAAGAACTTGGAATTTAGCAGATCCATCAAATACAATGTCTCCAAGAGAGCAATCTAGAGCACCTTCTGTGCCAACGTCAGAACCATCAAAATTAATAGATTTAAGCATATTACCACGCTGTCCATCAGCTGATGAACTAGTATCGGTAATTCCCTCAGTATTCCAATATTGTCTATGTAATATAGTAGCATCTGCTAACCCTCTTAGAGTAAATCTATCTGGGATTACTAATTGTCTAATTAAATATGTTCCTCCAGGAATAACTAGGAAATCTCTTCCATTAAACTTAGCAGAATTGATTGCATTTTGTAATGGTTTAGTATCATCATGATACATGTAAACACTTTCTGTTCCGATGTTATTATAAAGAGTTACAACATTTTCATCCGGATCAGAAAGTGGTTCTTCCGACCATATAGCACCTCTTAAAGTTACTTGATTTGTTGCCAGATTTATATTTAAAATATCCGAAGAAACAAATCCATGTCTATGCTGCCCTGGATAGTTTGGTGAATGTGGAATATGGATTTCGTCTTCTCTAGGATTTGATGGGTTACTTCCAAATGAACCATCATCACCTCTTAAACTATTTGTTGTTACGTCATAACTACCGTAATCCTGATACTGGACGTTGTTTCCACCAGAAAAATACTTTGCACCAACAACCGCAATCAATTTAAAATTATCTCTATTCAATCCGCCAATAAGATCTGTTCTTGCATTAAGAGCTGGTTGAAGATCAGATCCTGGGTCAGCAGCTGCAAATCTATATACCAAAACAGATTGGCGAGAATTTTGTCTCTGTAGTGCAATCGTGTTGTAATTTTCTTCGTTTAAATTATCTGGACTATTGTTAAATACAATTTGATTAGTTGATGGAACGGCACATCCAGAGACATCTCCAGTCTCAGTATCAAATACAGCTGTAACATACACATAGCACCAACGATTGCCGGTTGGTAGAGGATTAGATGCAACGGTTGATTGTGGAGCAGGAACAGTTCCAAATTTAGTCGAGAGATTTTGTGTGCTGCTTACACCATAAATTTTAACGTTATGATTTGGTTTAAATTTACTGGCGTCTGGAACTGTAACAACAACTCTAGACAATCCACTGATATTTACGCTTGTAATTGCGCTGACATTATATCTATTTGGATCACCACTTGCTCCAAATTCTTCCGGAGCACCAAAGTCGGTTTCCGAAGGCAATAGCATATTATTATAGTTTACACCATCATTTGTAAACTGCCATCTACCATCTGACTCACTCCATCTTAATGCTGTATCTAAAAGTGATCCTCGGTTTACTTGAATTACAGCATCATCATCACCAAGACCAGATGGAATTTCGCTATCTGGTAAATCGGAATTCAATCTAATTAAATTAGTTCCAACAAATAGATCAGACAATCCAATTTTAGAACCATTAACATTAAGAGATCCTTCAATTACTAGGTCTCCTGTAAATGTGGATTGTCTCTTAGATTCTGATACATTTACAACAAAAGATGCGTTAGTATTTGCTCCCTGAACAATTGTTACAACATCACCATTCTTATAATTTCCATTACCCTGATTATTAATTGTTACACTACTAACTTGACCAGAATTTGTTGTAATATTAACGGTTAATCCAGATCCATTTGGTGATGTTGTTGATACAGCAGTTCCATTTGTATAACCAGATCCAGGAACTAAACTGTTTACCGCAACACTCTTTCCTTGATATGTTGCATTAGGAACATTGGATGATTTAATTACAAATGATGTTGCCGTGTTTATACTTTGAACTATGTAAATTCCATCTAGATGCGGATTACTAGTGTTGAAAATTTTAACCCTATCACCAGCAAGATATTCATGCCCTGTTGCATTTACAGTAGCATTTCTAGTTCCATCGGGATTAACGGTAGATGAAACTACAATTGATTGAATATTTACTAATTGATATGCAGCATTATTTACATGTAAATTTTGAATACTATCAGTTACATCTCCAGTAGTAAAGTTTGGAGATGTATTAATACCCTGATAAATTTCAGATCCTGGAACAGCAGCAGCAACATAATCAAAAGTTCCGCTAGAAGAATTATAACTTAAACTACCAGTGGCAGTAAACAAACTGCGAATATCTTGTGTTGTGATACCTGCGTATGATAGTTGTCCTGTTCCAGTATCTAAATTGATACTACCCCAAGAATAAGCATTATCAGTTTCTGTTAAACCAGTGTTATTTGGATTACCTCCAACTGTGCTAAATCTCTGTCTAATCTGTGAATCTGATACACCAGTAAATCTAATTTGACCAGCATTAGTTCCAGTTGCACTATAACTTAGTGATCCATATCCAGACACATTAGAAACAGATACTGATTGTCTAATTTCTGTCTGTGTTATACCAGTATATTGAAATATTCCTGTCGATGCACTATAAGTAAGCGAACCAAATCCACCATTATTACTTGGACTTAATGCTGCACGAAAATCAGATCTCTTTGGACCAACGTATGTAAAGACTCCAGAATTATTGTAAGAGAAGGAACCGTATCCAGTTGTCTCAGGATCTCCAGTTTGATTAGCAGTATTGTTTACGCTTAGATCATTGAATTCAATGGCAGAATCAGCAGAAATAGAAAGTATATTTCCAGAATCATTATAGTTAACAGTAATACCAGTGCCACCTTGAATTAAAGCCGCTACTCTATCATCAACTCTCTCATTAGTAAAATATAAATTAGTTCCTTCAGCAAGATCAAACGTAGTAAACTGAGAAAGATTAAACTCAGTTGCACCCTGAACTTCTAAATTTCCAGTGATAAGAACATTTTTAAATGTTACATCAGATGTTGGAGAAATTGCTTGCGGAAGAGAAGTCCAGGATACCTGTGAACCACCATTAATGGCAGTAAGATACTGACCTGTGTTACCATCACTTCCAGTACTATCAATGATAGATCCAGATACCTTCAGATCTTCGCCAGCTGGAATTGTTAGTCCAGTATTAGCAGTAACTTCTCTTGTTACTGCACCATCTAGCGAAGCTAAACTATTGACTTTAATAAGGGACATATTCTTCCCGCAATATACTATTCCTTCTAGTTATTTATAAAGTCATTATAAGCGGGTGACGGGGATCGAACCCGTGACAAGAGCTTGGAAGGCTCGCATGTTACCGCTACACCACACCCGCAGAAAAGTCCGAAGACTTAAGTATATTTCCTGTAAGCAGGAACACCATCAGGATCTAACCATTTGGTGTATTCAAAATCTTCAATTGCAGTTGACATTTGAAGAGAATTATCACATAGATACATGTCTTTATATCTATTCGTGTAAGAATTCATCTTCTGAATTCTAAAGTCTGGATGACCATTATCTAGTGTACCACATTCAACATAACGATAGGGGAATCTTTCAAGTAAGATTTTCATGGAGCATCATCGTGGTCTGTCATCATATCATACCACTCCTTGTCGGCAATGTCAAGAGCTGGAACGGCAGCAACTGCTCTACCATCAGGCATTCTGATCATAAAGTACTGCTTGTCCTTCTCTATCTTATCCATATACTCTTCAAAGTTTTCTTCAAACTCTTCTTGTGTAACTTCAATTACTTCGTTCATGTGTGATATCCTCGTAGTCCTGTAGTATTCCTCGTTTGAAATGTAATTTTAATCGTGGCCATGTTTCCCATGATCCTTTCCAATTTGCCACATGTACTTCAACATATTTTGTAATTAAACAGGGAACATATCTACCATGTTGTCCGGTAGGAACCCATTCAAAGTTTAAAAACTTCATCTTGGGATCATATCTTGGATCGTCCTCTTCAATAATCTCAAATGTATTTGTTCCCCGATAATCAGGATACCATAGAACTCCATTTGGATCTAACCAATAGTCAGTCATTGTGCCACCAATACCATCTTCAATGTCTTTGGTTTGACACACTACATTTGTAAATTGCTCACCCAAATCATATGATGAGCGAAAATAATCAAACATTCCCATGTTTCTCTACCGTAGCCCTCCAAAAATCAGATGTCATGTTATTAGATCCTTCAACCTTGGCAACAATGACACCATCAATTAAAGCAACTAAAGTTGGTGTGGCAACTACACCACAATCATTGGCAAATTGCGTCCATTGATTTCCAACTTTAGCATTGGTGATGGTGATAACATTTTCCCAACCTTCAACTTTCTTTAGTTGTGTCTCAGCATACATGCATGGACGGCAACCTTCTTGAACAAACAAATGAATATCAGTCATCATCTAACTCCACATCATCTACAAGATCTGTTAATCTTTTTATAAAGTCTTCATCCATAGGAATGAGTTTTTCTTCACCACGATCAATACGATCTACCATTTCAAGCAACTCTTCAAGAAAATACTTTGGATAAGTATCATCTTCGCCAAGAGATACCCAAAACCATTCAAGACATTCTTGTTCTGGATCGTCATTTTTGAGTAGAGCATAGTCTTTATAGTTTGATCCCATAAGATCAGCCCAGATTCTAAATGCTCCACGAATAGATTGCCAACCAGTCATCCAACAATGACCGATCCAATATTCCCACCAGTTGAGGGTGGTTTTGTTTTTGTTTGTTCCCTTAACTGGTGTGCTATACATATCAAATCATACAACAAAGTTCTTTTTCTTTTAGATATTTAATTGATTCTTTGCAACCGCCTAGTGGAATGTCCCCTAATACGATCTGTGGAAATGTTGCTCCTTTACCAAACTCAGAATAAAACTCTTCTTTTGTAAAGTGCTCTCCCAATTCATAGACAACATAATCTAGACCTTGATGTTGTGCGATGAAAATAAATTTCTGGCAATGCGAACATCCTGGTTTTGAATAGATTGTTAGACTCATTTGTTTTGTGCTTCGTAATCTTTGTTGAAAGTTTCAAGTCCCTTATCCGTGAGAACATGACAATACATTTTGTCAAAAATCTCTGGGGGCATAGTAACAACATCGGCACCACTCATAAAACAACGCGAAACACTATGCACATCTCGTAAAGAAGCAGCAAGAACCTTGGTATTGATGCCGTGTAATTTATATGTATCAGAAATATTTTGTATCAGTTGAACACCATCAAAAGAATTATCATAGACTCTACCAACAAAAGGAGAAACATAAGTTGCTCCTGCTTTTGCTGCTAGAATTGCTTGTGCTACAGAGAAGATAAGAGTTACATTAGTAGTTATCTTTTTACCATCTGTATTTTCCATGTCTGCAAAATAAGCACATGCCTTTAGTCCTTCTGGTGTGCATGGAAGTTTGATTGTGACATTTGGAGCGATAGTAAAGTAATCTACCCCTTGTCGTATCATACTAGCATAGTCATCTGCAACAACTTCTGCAGAGATAGATTCAAAATCAGGAAAACTATCGACAATTTCTTGAATGACTTCTTGTTGTGTCCTGCCAGATTTTAAAATAAGAGTTGGATTTGTCGTGACTCCATCAATTAATCCGGTAGTATATCTTTTATAGATTGCATCAACATCACCTGTATCAAGAAATATTTTCATGGGGTTACTTTGAATTGTAATATTAAATGACGACATATAATTAAAAAATAACAACAATTAGTTGAGTCGGGATGATAGGATTTGAACCTACGACTTCTCGCTCCCAAAGCGAGTGCTCTACCAAACTGAGCTACATCCCGATAGACTCTTTATATAGGAATTGTTCTTTGAGATTATAGAACAACTTATGGTGTTTTGTCAAGAGGTAATATCCCGTGAGATCCTTACCATTATCAGTCCACCCATAAGAAATAACAGGTTCATTAACATCTTGTAGATCAAGTTTACGATCTGTATGAAGATAGTGATTGAAACGCTGGTGGAGGTTGATCATAATTTGCTTGCTTCTGTCAGTATTTTATGACAGAAGCGTGTGAAAATCAAGACATTCTAAAGGAATTTTATTATATCTTTATCTTTCTTCAAAGTCAAGACGACGCACCTTACGCTTGCGTCTCTGCTCCTGAAACTCCAAATCCTGTCTTGTTAGAACTGAATTTTGGTGACGAGGTTTTGCCCCCGAGATTATTTCTACTAGGGACAGGTCCAGTCCACTGATGTTGCCACCACGGATGGATGTAAGGTTCGGACATTGGCAACTGCGTAACTGGGATGGGTGCTCCTCTAATACTTTCCCGCAGCTCTTGCATCTGATAGTTAACATTTTCAAGCATTCCTTTTATGTCGTCAAGTTCTTTACGAATTTTTAAATAGCGTTCTTTATCCATATTATATATTGGACTATGGGCGATACTGGATTTGAACCAGTGACCATCTCCGTGTAAAGGAGGCACTCTACCGCTGAGTTAATCGCCCTAGAGGGTGGTGAGATTCTATCATACTCACAATCGGGAAGGTCTCACTGATAGTAAGTGTTTTCCCAATACTTTCGGACTCCTTGATAGTGGATTCTCATACCTCTAGTCTCCTAGTCGTATGGCGGGTATCACCCCTGTCCTAATCTACATTACCCAGTGCTTGACCACATAGGTTATTCTGTCACACCCAGGAGAAACCCGTCAGTTTCTCCAAGCGTCTCGGACAGGACTTGAACCTGTGACCAACTGCTTAGAAGGCAGATGCTCTATCCAACTGAGCTACCGAGACATGAGACAATCTTACCATAGACTGGTCGGATTGTCAATGGGCAGGGAGGGATTTGAACCCCCGTAGGCAGAGCCAGTGGATTTACAGTCCACCTCCATTAACCACTCGGACACCTACCCTAGAGACCTCCCTGTTTGTGCTTCAATGAGAGGCATGGGAGGGGCGAGACTGACGCGAGGTTTGGACCCCCGCTGCTCATGAAATAATAGTAACAGATCACTCCTGGTTTGTCAAGGGGCAATCTGGAACCCATGGGGCACAGAGTCGGATCTCTCCTCCCAGTGCCTGACACTCCTTAGTATAGCACACAGACTTGTCCACTGGTGCCTCTGAGTATCGTGGTGATGGAATCCTAACAGATCCATCGTCTCCTGTCAAGCGTTCGTATCTACGAATTGCTTCATCAACTTCTAGTTCTACCTTAGCATCCAATTGTTTTTGATGATCTACTGGATCTGGAATGTCATTCTTAAGTCCTAGTTTTTCAATGAGTGCTGTGTATATTTTCCAGAGTTGCTTCTCATCTATTTTAAAATGATCAGAAAATCCAGCAATGATTAAAGCAATAATTGAAATAATAATGAATCCTTTTATGTGCTTTGGATTTAAAGTTGGCAATACTTTAAACTTTCCTTCTTTGAATTCAAAAAGTTTAAACATTGTCCTCATCCATATTAGTCAGAAAATCTTCAAGTGCTTGATCTAAAGCATCTTTGGGAGATGTGTATCTTCCTTTGTCTCTAAGTTTTTTAGTATCAAAAGTTAGAGTTGGAGTCACAGATCCGTCTCTCTCTACTTTAACTTTTGCTCCAAAGATAGTTCCTTTGGGTTGAATGTTTAAGGTGTCAGCAGAGTCTAAAGAAACTTTTATCTTATCGTTCTCTGCTTTTAAATATCCTGACTTAGCAAGGACATCAACTACATCTCGCTCCCCAGGTAATTCATTATCATCTAGTTGATTAAATTTTGTCATAGAAAGGGGAGGTGATCAGTCTCCCCACTATTTATTATATAATTAGACCCTACTATAGCAAACACTGGCGACTCCTTGCCCTGGATGAGCAATAGAAGAGAACGCACCATAAGACAAGTCAAGGGAGCGACCAGCAACGAACGGTCCTCTGTCATTCACATACACAATTACCGACTTACCATTAGATTGATTCGTAACCCGTAGTTTCGTTCCAAATGGTAGCCATTTATGTGCTACTGATTTTCCATAAGCGTTGAAGCGTTCACCATTAGCAGTAGTCCTGCCATGATATCCATCACCGATTCCATAATGTGAAGCGAGGGAACATCCGCTCGCTGCCTTTGCTTGAAGGGGTGCTAGTCCCGTAACAGCAACGGCAAGAATTGAAAGTGTTTTAAGAAGCATTAATTTGTATTGAACTCTACATCCCAATAGAAGGGGGGTATACCGCCCCTCTCGGGGGGCACCTTCCTGGGCTCTAAATGTCACACTCAAAGTCTAATGATAAAGAGGTCTGGTGTGTTACAGACCCTTACATAGTATGGCATATTTAGTCATTTGTCAAGCTAAATAGTCCAGATTGAAAACTGGCACACACCATGTATCAGCTACGAGAGAATGACATTCACAGACTAATTACTGCCTGTAAGCACTATCAAAACGAGACTGGATCTGAGTTTGTCTGGGCAGAGTATCAAAATTTAGTTGACAAATTAAAATTATATCTTGAGCAAAACTTATCACAATCATAAAACATTTTAATCATAAAATGTATGCCAAGAGAATGGAACACTCCGATTAGAGAGCCTTGGAATGCTCCTATTCACAACACACTAAAGGCAATAGACAACCACACTCAAGAGTATTTTAAGAGTGGTGATGAATGGCATCTAGAAAAAGCAGATATGCTTAGAAATTATCTTCACGAACTGAAGACTTGGATACACAAACAAGAGGGTAGATCATGATTCAAGATTTTCCATGGGGAGTAGTAATTATCTTAGGCATGGGATTAATATTTACTGCCTATATCATTTACTACATATTAAGATTAGCATATTTGGAGACTAAAGATGTATCAATACAAGATCAAGAAGATCAACAGGGTCATTGATGGTGACACTATTGATGTTGATATTGATCTGGGTTTTAGTATCACACTCTCTCAAAGAGTAAGATTAAAAGATATTGATGCTGCTGAAACTAGAACAACAAACCTAGCAGAAAAAGCAGAAGGTCTAGCAGCAAAAGCATGGCTAGAAAAAGAACTCTCCCGTGAAGGAGAGTGGATTATTGAAACAACAAAAGAGGACAAGTATGGAAGAATACTTGGCACTCTTTATCTTGTTGGTGATCCCGTCACATTAAATGAAAGGATGTTGAATGAAGGTATTGCTAAACCTTATTCGTAAAAGTCGGCAGCACCAAAATCATCTGTGTAATTTGGAATCTCAAAGTCAATCACTGGTGGTGAAATCTGAGGATCATCATAGTATAGATTATCATCAAATGGTGGAATCTCTTCGTGCCAATGATCTCCTGGATTTTGCTCTATGAATCTTCCAATGAAATCATCGTAATGCTCACTAGGAGAAGCATCATTTTCAGCATTATTGTGAGGCCCTGAATTACCTGGAGCATCATCATCTCCATTTCCCCATCCGTTGTCTTGATGGTTATCAGGTTTTCCTCCACCTCCTCCATTGCCAGGAGAATTTTCCGAATCATTATTTTGTCCTCCATCATTCTTTGAATCGCCTGGAGGTTGGTTTGGTTCGGGGTCTTGTCCATCTTGGTGATTACCTTTACCTGGATTATCGGATGCTCCTGTCTCTCCATCCCATGGCGAGTTACCGACTTCTTTATCATTACCAGGATTACCTTTGCCTGGATCTTCAGGATCAGGCTCCTCAGGATCCTCTGGGTCTGGGTCTTCTGGATCTTCAGGATCAGGCTCCTCAGGATCTTCAGGATCCTCTGGGTCAACTGGTGGGTCCACAGGAGGATCTACAGGGGGGTCCACAGGCGGATCAACGGGTGGTTCAACAGGAGGGTCTATAGGCGGATCAACTGGCGGAACAGGGGGGTTCACAGGAGGATCAACTGGTGGGGCAGGGGGGTCTACAACTTGTTCTTGTTCTGGTAGATCGCCAACAACAATGCTGTCGTCAACATTATTCCCACTCCCAAAAGATATAGTATCAAGATTAAAAGAGATGTCATTTTTTCCAACGGGTGTAATGTCTATTCCATAAGCTTTAAATGCTTCTGCTGGAGTGATACTAGTTGGGATAATAGTATCTCCAGAAGATCCAAAGGATTCTAATGCTGGATTGGAAAAATCAATTCCTGCCGTAACTTCAACTTCACCTACATTAATTGATGGAGCATCTTCTACTGGTGTAGTGATACTTACATCACCAACTGGTGTATATCCACCAGGGAAACGAGCAGCAGCAGTAGGATCATGTGGTATTTGATCCTGAGATTGCTGACTCGTCTTGAGTGTTTCTTCGCCTTGTAATCCTAACTGATCTTCCATAATTTTGCCTATATAGAACTATTTATTTTATGTTGACCATAAAGCACCTTCTGCTTTTCTTCTTCTCATCAGTCCTGCTTCTACCTTAGTGCCAGGATTACGATACAACGCTAATGCTCCTGGAACATCATTCCATCTTCCAGATTGTAATGCCTGAGTGATTGTTTTGAAGTCAGGACTTCCATAGAAGTTAGCGCCAAGATTATAAGCAAAAGATAATAGTGCTCCTCGTTTCTTATCGCTCATCTGATCCCAGTAAGGAATCTTTTTCAACTTAGGAATGAACTGAGTTTTGATTTGATTAATTAAAAGATCATCTGCTTCTTTTTGTGTGATCTTATCAGTAATTTTAAATGGTTTCCCATCAAAGTTTCGTGTGCTTCCCCATCCTATGGTGATAGGAAGTCCTCCAGTGTATGGATCGTAGTAGGCATCTAATTCACATCCCTCAAATTCCTTAATTAAAGCAACACCAACCAAAGGAACTTCATCAGGATTGTTTGCCCGATTGGAATTTATGGTTGGCATGTCTACTTTTTTGCTTCAAAGATTCTACCCCAACCATCACTACCTTTGGGACACCATCGCTTCGCCAGTTCAGATCTCTTATACACAGCACCCTTGCCATTGGTTACGGGTCCAGTATAACCATCATTGAGACTTCCATAAGGATCATTCACAACATAGTCTTCACCTTTCTTGCCGATGACTACAGCCATGTGCCCACCAGTAGGAGCAGATAAAGGACCACGATGATAGAACCCGATAACAACAGGTCTCCCAGCAGCAAGCTGACGATCAAGTTCGGCAAAATTAAGATTATACTCAAAGCGTGAATCAATTCCAAAATCTTTAAGAACTTTGGTTTGAACTGAGTGATCAGTTGAGTCGCCAATAGCGAATACCTTTCTAACATAGGCATCATCTCCCTTGGGACCAGGCAATGATCCTGGTTTGAAATACTCTAGTGCCATAGCACAGGCAGATGAATTACAGGTTCTCTGGGCATCTCTGTAGTTATCTGTCTGTGGAAAGAATGGCACATCTAATACTGATGGCACTGCTGGAGCTACTGCTTTTTCTCTGAATGTTTTAACCCACTCAGCAGTATCTTCCATTTCTTCTGGTGCCTTTGCTTCAAGCACCTTCTCAAGTAATTCTACTCCAGCAATATGCTTTGGATTCTTTTCATCGTAATGCTTAAAAAAGTTATGTAAATCAATTTTCATTTTTGTCTCCAAATAATTGAATGTAATACTCTGCGTCTACTACAACTAGTGGTTTCTTACCATTCTTTTTCATAATAACAATAGGTTCATAGTCACCACAATTAGCGGATGCCTGCTCATATGCTTCCCAGATATTTAGTTTCTCCACATTTTTACACTCAATGCTGTGAGGAAACTTTGACCTAGCAGCACGAGCCATAATGAGATCTTCTCCACCAGCACCCATGCTACGTGATTCAATATCTTCTGGGTGAACATCAAGCATCTCAATGAGTTTATCTCTCACCCATTGTTGAAGTCTACGTCCCTTTGCCTTTGCTGATTGTGGGCGCATAATAAAATACCTCCGTCATGGAGGTATTTATCTAGTCAATTGAACCAGGGATCTGGAATTTTTCCATTAGAATCTTCAGCATCCACCTTTGTTGATAATTTAGATTCTCTATGTTTTGCTGCTGTTCCTTCAGTCTTTTCAGTATCTTTTCTAGTTTTTTCTTTTTCACAATTTGAAACCAGCAAATGTATCTTTCTTGATATCCTGCTTAATACCACCGATAACATAACTTTCTACCTCTGTTTCTTGTGGGGCAACTTGAACTTGTCCTGAATTAAACCAATGTTCTGTCCATGGAAGTGGATTGTTCTTAGCAGAAATATCATAGATGGGTTTCAAACCAATTGCTTTCATGCGACGATTAGCAGTCCATTGAACATATTGCTGGAGCAGTTTAGAATTAAGACCAATCATAGATCCATCTTTGAACAGGTAATCCGCCCATGCTTCCTCCTCAGCAACACAATCTTTGAACATCTGAATAACATTCTCTTCTTCTTCATCCGCAATCTTAACCATATCAGGATCATCACCAGCTAACCATTTGTTGATAACCTTTTGTGTGATGGTCATGTGCTGTGCTTCATCTCGGGCAATAAGTTTGATGATCTTCGCATTACCTTCCATCTTCTGACGTTCAGCAAAAGCAAAAGAGCAAGCAAATGAAACATAAAAACGAATTGCCTCTAGAATATAAACGTTTACCATAGCGCGATAGAGTTTGCGCTTGACCTCATACAACTCACTAGTTGCTGCTGGGACACCCTCTAAGGCGTGTTGCCATTGATTACCTGCGCCCCACTGCTGAGCTGCCTGAACAAAGTCATCGTATGCTCCAGTGACGCTCTGGGCACGTTCTAGGATCTTCTCATCAGTCAGGATGTGATCAAAGACATCAGAAGGATCTGAATATACATTCTTGATGATGTATGTGTAGGAGCGACTATGAATCATTTCCATAGTCTGCCAGATATTCATGGCAGATTCTAGTTCTGGAATAGAGCAGTAAGGAATAAATGCCATGCCAGGTGCTCTACCCTGAAGAGAATCAAGCATGATCTGATACTTCAGATTAGAAGTAAAGATGTGCCTCTCAGTATCAGTTAGTTGCTGATAGTCAGCACGATCCTTGTTAAGCGATACCTCTTGAGGACGCCAGAAGAGTGACAACTGCTTGTCTGTTAACTTATCAAAGTCAGCATACCTAAAATTATCGTATCTCTGAAGACCCTGTGGAGCACCAAAGAACATAGGTTGCTTGGTGGTATCCACAGAGTTGGTATTAAGAACTGTCATACCTTTAATGTCTTCGTTGAGTTTAAATTTTACAGCTGTCACAATCTTCCTCCTGTGAATTTAGAATTTCGTTTAACATATCTTCTATGCTTGTTAGTTGTTCCTTATCGTGATCATCCTTTTCCTTTTGGAGATCATTTGTATTCTGGTAGTAAGATGTTTTCCAACCATACTTATAAGTTGTTAGGAAATCATTTGCCATCACTGAAGTAGGAACTTCATTATCCGGATAATGCTCCGGATTATAGGACCAGTTTCCAGAAATCGCTTGATCAAAGAATTTTTGGATAACAGCGACAATATTAATATACCCAGAATTGCTAGGCATATCCCAAAGGAGCGTATAGTTATTCTTAAGAGTTTGATACTGAGGGACAATCTGCTTGAGTGGACCCTTCTTTGATTTCTTAACGGACAAGTAACCGCGAGGTGGTTCAATTCCATTTGTTGCGTTTGACACAACGGAACTGCTTTCCGATGGCATTTGTGCGGACAATGTTGAGTGCCTGATACCGTGAGCCAAGATGGATGTTCTAAGACTTTCCCAATCATATGAATACTCCGGTGCTACCAATTCATCAACATCTCTCTTGTATGTATCAATCGGAAGAATGCCATCAGCATACTTAGTTCTAGAGAATCCTTCACATGCTCCTTTCTCAATTGCGATTTGATTAGAAGCCTTGAGTAGATAATACTGGAATGCCTCAGTCAGTTTGTGAACTTCAGTGAGAGCATTGTCATCATCATACTTGTAACCACACTTTGCCAGGTAGTGAGCTAGACCAATATAACCAACGCCAAGAGAACGACGGAACTTAGTGCTGCGCTCTGCTGCCTTAACTGGATAGTTTTGATAATCAATCAGTTCTTCCAGACCGCGAACAGACAGATCACAGAGTTCTTCCAGATCATCTAGATGCTTCAGTTTACCAACATTCACAGCAGAGAGAATACACAGAGCAATCTCACCATCGGGATCGTCAATGTGTTGAATAGGATCTGTAGGAAGAGTGATCTCCTGACAAAGATTACTCATGTAAACTTTATCTTTGAATGAAGAGTGAGAGTTACAATGGTCAATGTTCATGATATAAACACGACCAGTCTCAGCACGTTCTTTGAGAAGATCTAGAATCAGTTCCTGTGCCCGAACAGTCTTTCTTGGAAGAGACTGATCTCGTTCATAAGACTCATACAAATCGTCAAATCTATCAGTGCCAAAAGCATCATACAAACGAGGAACGTCATGTGGACTGAAGAGAGAAATCTCTCTATCTTGGATGAAACGTTCATAGAAGAGTTTAGAGATCTGGATACTATAATCTAGCTTACGAACTCTGTTATCTTCAGTTCCCTTATTATTTTTTAACACAAGGATATCTTCTATCTCTTGGTGCCAGATTGGAAAGTGGACAGTAGCACTTCCACCACGAATCCCGTTTTGTGTACAGCATCTGACAGTTGACTCAAACTTTTTGAGGAATGGGATAACGCCTGTATGAGCAACTTCTCCGCCCCTGATCTTACTGTTGATGCCACGAATTCTGCCTGCGTTGATGCCGATGCCCGCCCTTTGAGCAACATAGCGACCAATAGCCATGTCGCTGCTGAAGATGCTATCAAGGGTGTCATCAGAATCAACCAACACACAACTAGCGAATTGTCGCAGAGGCGTCCTAACTCCTGCCATGATTGGCGTAGGAATGTTGATCTTGTGCTTGCTGATTGCGTCGTAGTATTTTTTGACATAGTACAAACGTGATTCTGGTGGGTAGTTTGCGAACAATGTGGTAGCAATCAGAATGTACATATACTGGGGAGTCTCATAGAGAGACCCAGCACTACGATCTTGAACAAGATACTTATCAACAACCTGCCTTAGTCCAGCATAGGTGAATAGTAGATCCCTATCATGATGAACATAAGAATCAATCTTGTCCCATTCTTCCATAGAATATTTACCAAGAAGTTCCCCGTCATAAATGCCTAGGGATACACCGCCAACAAGATGATCATGAACATTGGGGAATCCTACTTTCCAACCAGATCCAAAGACCTGCTTATATAGGCCGTACAACAAAAGACGAGCAGCAACAAACTGGTAGTTTGGATTATCAAGGCTGATAAGGTCACTAGCTGACCGAACCAAGATTTCTTGGATTTCATTTGTAGTAATACCATCATAAAATTGAATACCTGAATTCATCTCAACTTCGGAAGATGAGACGCCAGACAAACCATCACAAGCAGACTCAACCATCTTGTGAATCTTTTCAATATCCAGTTGTTCTACATTACTACTACGCTTCTTTACAGAAATGCTCATACTTTTTTCCATGCGTTAAAACGAATTTGTGCTTCTAGTCCTTTGTAGGTATTTGATTCTACCACAGACTGAACGTTATGTCCAGCCATCACCATGTCATTAATATCCTTCTCGGTGATTGAAGAAGGCCAGATGACTACCGGATCTCCGTGCTGTATGGTTTTAGCAATCTTAGCACAGATCTCTCTGTTGCGTGGTTCGTTGTCGTATACGAAGACGAACTGACAATTATAATTGCTAAGTTCAACATCGCTACCACACATAGCAATGCTGTTTCCAATGAAGGTGGAATCAAACGGACCTTCTGTGACATATACTAATTCCTCTTTGTTTACTTTATCAAGACCATAAACCTTGGGTTTACTCTCATCAAGAATGATTGTAATGTATCTCATCTTTGCTTTAGGAGCAAGAGATCTACCTTGATATCCAAAGAGTTTACCTGTTTCGTCCCTAAGAGGAATTATAATACGTGGACTATCCTGTTTAAGATTATCAAATGATTTCTTAATGGTGTTGGTCCATTGTTTGAATTTGGGACAATAGTAGAAACTATCTAAATCTTTAATTTGTCTGTTTGTGAGGTATTCCCTTGCGGGATGTGTTGTATTTAGTTCTGAAATTTTCTCTAGATCAATATCAACTTGTGTTGATTTGAAGATTGGTGTATCAAAGTCTAGATCATTGATGGTTGACTTTCGCTTAGGTTTAGTTGTATTGCTTTTATACTTCTCCATGATGTATTCATCATGAAGCATCTGATTATTATCTTTGAGAAAGTTAGCAAGATTCCTACCGGCACCACAATTGTGGCACTTAAAGATCATCTCATTCTGAATGCGAAAGAAGTATCCCCGTGCTTTATCTTGACGCTTCTTACTATCGCCACAGTAAGGACAACGAAAGTTATACAGATTGGTCTTCTTCTTTGAAAAATTTTGGAGTTGCGGAGAAACTAATTGTATATACTTAACATCAAGATAACTCATCTAGCATGGGGGGTCGTCGTCTCTCTATTATAGTGACTCTCCATCATGTTGTCAACAAAGGTTGGGACAATTGCTGAAGCGGCCCCAATGACCAACACAGCAAGGGATCCTATGGTAACTGCCTGCCATCTGAATTTCAATAGATCATCAATTGTTTTTTCAACAGATTCTAATCTACCAATGACTTGATTATGTTCTCTTGAATTTTGATGCTTAACATCTTCAATCATTTTAACAATGAGTTCATCTGTTCTCACACTTTGTTCTAATTTTTCATCATGTTTGGTTAGTATAGTGGCAATCTTATTATTAGATTCACCTATCTTGTCCACTGCTGCTTCTAGTTTATCTATCATCTGCTTTGATAAATCTTCGTAGATCTCAAACTTAGATGACAAAACTTCTAACTTTGCTTTTCCAAACATGTCTCCTAGTTGTTTTACTAAACGTTACGGATAGCAAAGTCAAGAGCACTTTGATATGACGAAGCGTTCTTGTTGAGCATATAACGGAAGGCATGTTGATTGTCGCCTTCTAGTCCAGCATATGCTGCGGCAATTTTTCTAGCAGAGAATTGATCCAGGTTCTGAACTCCTCCGTCAGCAAACTGAATCTTTGCGTATGATGTTTCTGATGTGTTTGTTGGTTTGGTTGCTACATCAACAGCAGCATCAAGAACATCGTTATATTCTAGAATCATATTAGTAGTCATTTCAACTTCCTCTTTTTTGAGTTTTTGTGTTTGCGAAGACGCCTTCTTTTTGAAGTCTTGAAGTCTCGCCTTCATCAAGGTATCCATTTCTTTTGTCTTATTAATCATTTTCTTTTTCGCTTCATCCTTCTTTTTCTGAAGATCCTTCTGGCGATTGAGCTTCTTCATCTGCCCAATCTGCTTCTGAGCTCTCTCAGTTTCTGATGGGACTGCTTCGGAAATAATAGTTCCTTCTACTTGCTCTTTCATTTTTTTACGTTGAATGCGTGATAGTAAAGTTTTTGCGCCTTTAGATCTTCCATCAACAAAGTCTTTTTTATTATTATTTTTCCACGTTCTATGTTTACGTGGATTCACAATAACTAAAGAGGGGGGAATCTCCATACCTTTAATACCAGGAGAACTAGCATTGTTAATCATATGAGATTTAACTCCTCAAGACAACGTTGATCTACTTCATTATTTAGTGATTCAGGTAATCTATCTAAGAAGCGCATGAACGCTTTTAACATAGACCAATATTGTTTTTCAACTTTATAAAATAACAATGGTGTGGCAGCATCATCAAATACATTATACATGACGATGATGTGATTTAGAATTAAATGTGTCTTCAGTTCGCCTGTTGTTTCAAAGCGTTTGAAGAGGCGCTTAATGTATTTGATACGATTAAGATCCTCTTCAAAGTCTTCTTTTGTTACTGCCGTGGGATTGTAGTAATGTTTAATAGCGAACATCTCCCAGTTGTCTGGGTTCAATTCATGAAAGTTCATTTAATTATGGTGTTACGTCAACAAGTTTTAATGTAGCAGCATTGGAAGTAACTTCTTCAGCACCATTGTTTGAAGCAACCTTAACTCTATACTGATAGTTATTCAGGTCAAGATCTGTCAGTGCTCCAGCAACAACAGTAAGTGTTGCTGTTGTGAATCCAGTATAAGCACTTGAATCAAGTGTTGAAGTAATGTTAACCCAACGTGTCTGATCTGCTGCCTTACGCTGCCACTGATACTCTAGAGTTCCACCTTCGGTAACTGCTGCTGTCACAGCAAATGTTCTCAGAACAGATGGAACTTCAATATCTGATGTTCCGTTACCAACGTTAACTGGTTGAGCAGAAATACTGATAACTGGCATTGGAGCATCAGCAGCAATATCATCATCAGCATCACCAGTGTTAGCAGGTGCTGATCCCATTGAAACCAACTGCTGTGCCTTGTGGCGTGTCTCGCCAGCAGCATCTGTATATGTCATATACTCCCACCAACCAGGGGAGTTCAGACCTCTAGAAGTGTTTGCTTCAAGAGTTGCTTCAGACTCGTCAACAAATACAACTCTACGAGCAGCAGTAGCATAACCCTGTGCTCCAGTGACTACACTATCACCATCGGTGATTAAAGTATTGTCGTGGTCATACTTATCTACAGAGTTTTTTTCTGTAGTGCTAAGAACTTTTAAACTTTGTGCGTCTGTTTCAGCACGGCTATACAGAGACATTTACGATACTCCAGCGTTTCCTAAAATATATTTATAAAAAAAAGAGGAACCGAAGTTCCTCATTTAACTAACATCTTTTTCAAGAAGTTTGTGGTAAAATCTATTACCGTATTTTCTTTGAATCTTTTTGTCTTTCCAAGATACTCAGAAAAACTGAGGAGCAGTGCCAATACAACACTCACTCCCCAATTTGCTAACAAACATTCTATCATGCTTGTGGTTTGAACAGAAGTTCCTTAACAGTTTCTAGAATTGTATTATCAATGCTATTGTCAGTAGTTGAGACATACTTCTCAAGAAGAGAAATAACGAGATTCTTAACTGCTTCTGATGTTGCGAGTTTGAGTAAAAATGGTTTTACTAATGCTACGAATGCGTCCATGATGTTCTCCATAAGAGTCGGGATAATTATTTATCCTTTTTATTCTTTGCTTTCCAAGCAGTAGCATATGCGATTGACTTTTCCTTGTCGGATAGTCCATCCTTAGAGTAACCTTTCTTAATATGCTTCACCATTCTTTCATACTTTTTGCCGGGAGGTGCCTTCTCTTCAATAGGTTCTACTTCTTCTTTCTTAACAGATGCCTGCTTGATATACTTTTTGTGATCAGATGATGACTTTTTATATTCCGCAGAATTTTCGTTTGGAATATTAGGCATCACCTCAACTACTTTTTTGCTTCTTCAATCTCCTGACGAAGTTCTGCTTCTTCCTTCATTGCCTTCTTCTTATTGATGACGGCACTTACTTTCTTACGACGGGCATGTAGATACTTGTCAGACTTGTCATGATCACCATCGTTATCAATATCCTTATCTTCTTTACCTACAGGATCCATCTTCTCAGTGATGATCTCTTCAGCAAGAATTCTATCTGCGAAGTATTCAACATCCTCTTTCTTCATTGGAACGCACTTGTCCTTTCCATTCTCAGTGCCAGCATACTTATATCCTTTCCAGCAAGCCTTGCCGTCAGCACCTTTCTCTTTCTCAAGAACGAGAGTATAGTTATCAAACTCAATCTCATACATCTCTTTCTTCATCATCTTCTTCCAAGAAGACTTCTTATCCATCTTCTCTCCCTTCCCTTCCTTCTCACCCTTGCCATGCTCAGGACCGCAAGATTCATCCATCTTCTTCTCGCACTTAGAGCAACCCTTACCATGACAGGATTCACATTCTTTTTTGTATCCCTCTGCTGTTACGCCAGGAGCAGACTCCATGCCAACATACTTGGTGGGTTTTTTAATTTCTTTCTTTTTGAGAGTAGTATTCTCAATCTCTGCGCCATGAGATTGTGGATCCATTCCATCAAATACTTCTGCTACATCTACAGGTTTGCCAAGGAAACTTGACATAAGGGATTCAGTAAGAGCGTCTCTTTTTGCCATTGTATCTAAGTGTGTTCTTCGTTTATTATTTATACTTCTCGGATATCTTTAACCCAAGCGCGGAACATCTCTCCCTCCTCAGTGACAGCAATCACATAGTTAACTCCACTACGATGGATTGTTCCCGTTTGACCAGTCGTATTAGACATGATCACATCTCCCTCCTGAAAGATACCTTTGTGTCTGTATCTCTGGTGAGTTGATTCCTGTCTTAGTTGTTTAAAATTTTTCATTTCAATCCCATTCCTTCCCTTACAGCGTTGTATAACGATAAAGTATTTGCTTGTCCTAACGTTTTAGGAATACCTTTCCTAAAAGTAAGCAGATCCATTTCTTTTGCTGCTTCTCTCATCTTACTAGCAGACATACCAGTAGCACCAGGAGCATCAGGATCTCGTTCACCAGCAGATACAACTTCCAAGTGTCTATATGTATATTCAACACCATTATATCTACTAATTAAACTTTCATATTCCGGAACTCTATCAGATCCAGCAATCAATGTCAAGTCTTCATATGTTCCTTGATATTTTTGAAGTAATTTTATGATAGTATTAATATCTTTATCATAGATGATATGGTCTTTATATTGTGGAAACATAAGATGCATATATTGGACCTTTAAATCTGATGGCAATGGATCCGTTGGTTTTTTCTGAGTGTGCGACGGGTAGATAAAGTAGTCATCCCTCTTAGCAATTCTTGCTACCGCATCAATCAATTTTTCGTGACCGATTGTTGGAGGATTAAATCTACCCCAGGCAACTACTACTCTGCTCATTAGTCTCCAGCAACCCAGTTCTTAGATACATTAAAGTTAGCAACGCTAAATGATAATCTATCCACTAACTTAACCGCATTGGTTCCATTGCTGATAGCAACATAACCTTCAGGAGCAGTTATCTTATATCCATCTTCAGTTCTAAGGTAAGTTCCAAACTGCTCACCCTTCTCAAGTTTACGAACAAAAAAGTTCTTAGCATTCTGTAATGTAGTATATAGTCCAACCGCCTTGAGTAAAGCAGTTTCATTTGATTCAATGAAATCTAATCCAGCGTATAACTTAGCGAGTTTAGCGGCTTTTGCTTTTGGTGTCTTAACTTTATCCGCTGCTTTCTTTACCTCATCTTGAAAATATTTCTTAAAGTCATCAACAAATTTCTTAGCACTACTCACTCTTCGTCCCTGACGAACGTATGTGTTGAAATAAATTTTCAGTCTTGGTCCTACAGTCAGTTGATCGTTCTCTTCAATCTGCTTGGCAACTTCATCTAAAAAATTTCCAGCAACACGAATAAGACTAGCTCCAGCAGTTTTCATTCGCATGAGTCTTTGCTTCTCTTGCTTTGTGATGAGAGTATCTTTTCCAAGTTGTCCAGTCTCAGCAGAGAGAACTAAAACATCTGGGCTTTTGTTTAACTTAGATATATCATATCCAAATGTAGCATTTAAATTTTCAACTGAGTTACCTTTATATGTGGTATGAAATACCACACCTATCTTTGCTCGCTTTGCTTTTTCATAAAATGGAGATCCTTCTGGAATAGCATATGTGATGGTATTAGGTTGAAATGTGATACATCTTTTACCATCAATGGTTTCGTATTTTTTGTCGTCAGTAAAAAGTAAATCTCCTTGAGCAACTCCTGTAATTCCAAGCGCAGGAAAATATTTTAAAGCATCCTTAAGTTTAGATACCAATCCAGGAGCATGTCCATGATTCCTATCAACATCCTCCGGAGTTATGTTTATTTTTGCGTCCTTATTAAATACAGATTTTGTTCCCACAAAGAATTGATCTGTTCCAGGATACATACCACAAAATATAGCTGGAGCCCCATCCCATTTGGTTGTAATTTTAAAATTATTGTTTCCCTGTCCAGTAAAAGTTTTAGCAAGTAGATCTAAAAATTTAAACGCATCACTCGCACCTTGCTTACCATCAAGCAAGATACTATCTTCTAAATGTTCTAGGTGTGTGTTCTTACTCATCTTAGGACAGTTCTGATTCCCTTTACTTCCATTTTATTTTTTATTTGTTTATAAAATTGTTTAAAATCAGTCGTGATGAAAACTTGGAACTGAGGAGACGCAGTGATGGCCCCTTTATATCTTACCTCCAAATTTAACAAAGGAAGATTATCAAGTCTCATAGTGTAATACAATTTGGCAGCGGATGCCGTAGGTTCAAATGCTTGACTCTTACCATTCCAAGTTTCTAACACCATAGCACCAGGCTTCTTAATAGCACTAGGATTACCAATTGAGTTTATTCCCGAAGAAAACATAATATTAAAAATTTCTTTCATCAAAGCTGTGCTCTTTTCATCAACTTTTCCCACAACAATTTTTCCAGTTCTCTTATCAATACTTCCCGTTCCAGTAATCAAACTAAAATAGAAGTGGGAATTTTTGACGTATTCGTTAATATCTAATCTAAAAGCAAGATCTAAAAATTCCCTAAAGTTATTAGGGTCTGACATCACACGACGAAATACTTTATCTAAAGTTTCAAAGAAAAAATTATTGGGATATTTTGTTCCTCTATATTCTTTTCCTGTAAGTGAAGCATTTTTATCATCTCCAGAGAGAGCATTGTTTAATTTAGTTTTCCAATCAGAAGCAGGTTTTGTGGGCCAGTTTGTTGGTTCTACATTATCACCTAATTTTTTTCCAGGAGGAAACAATGGAGGTGGTCCAAGTTTTACCATATAAACTTGCTTCCAAAAATTTTCTTCAGCAGTTTTCATCTCATTTTTTTCATTGCTCTGTGCTTTCAAATAAAGGTATCCAGCTTTTTGCTTACCACTTGCAGAAGCTTCACCAACCAAAGGTTTATTTAAAAGAGTTGGGTCATCATTCAAACCCGATTTTTTCTTTAAAGATATTCCCCAGTAATATTCAACACTATCTTTAGTAAATTTTATAATTAAATCGGACGAATTGTATGCTTTAATTAATTGATCTTTAGTAGGATCTTTTCCTTGCAACCCAGCTCGCTTGAGTTCAGCGTCCCATTTAGAACCTGTTTGAAATACTTTATTCACATTAGCATTATTTTTTCTCATTAAAAAATTAACCCAGTTAGAGACAGAAAGTGCTTTTGCTAAATTTACAATATCTCCCTCAATTAATTTTGCTTCTTTGTTACTATGCCCTATAACTTGTGTATAATTTGAATGAATTTCTTTAGTAATTTTATTAAGTGCTTCATTTCTATCAGCAACATTCATCGTATTGATGTTTGATACCGGAATAATTTTACCCATAGCAATCAAAGTTCCAGTCATCAATTCATGAGGATCTCCTTTATCCGATGTAAGACCCTTCGCATAGATCACAAAAAGATTGATTGGACTACCTTCTATATTTCCATCTTCATTGTATTTAAATGCTCTCAAATAAATTGTGTTTGCTCCGTCAGAGTAAGATGCGTTTCTAGTAAAAGCCCAATCTTCAACAACAACATTCATTAAATTCATCGCAAAGTATGACTGATATTCTAGTCTAATACTTTCCAAGTGTGGTCCCATAGCATTCCACACTTTACTCAATACATTATTTCTCTGATTGTTATTGTGAACAGTTATTTTTAATCCGTATCCAGACTTTTCCAACTTCCCAACAGACCTATTGTTATCTACTGGATGAGTATAGGCAAAATCATCATCAGATAAACCACTATTGTGTTGAGAAATTACTTTAGCAATATCAATTCTCTCAGCAATAATTTTAGATTGTCTCTCGTAAAATTTTTTGGCAACATCCGATGATGGACTTATTTTCCCGACATTATTTCTAGTAAGTTTTTTTACTGCCATTCCTACAAGTACAATGCCACAGGAATATTTATTAAGCGGAAAGGGTGGGATTTGAACCCACGGTGCTACTAACACGGCAGTTTTCAAGACTGCTGCCATAAACCACTCGGCCACCTTTCCAATAAATCACCAATGCCTGATGACACCAGCGATAATATAACAATTAGTTATAAAGTATGTAGCGAACAAAAATGTTCTCATGATGGCAACGGCATCAGATTCTTTATCACAATCACTTGCTTTTTGACCTAATGCCTTTGCCCATATACGCCAGAGGCGTCTACAGGTCGCCTTCTTCACGATTCTCAGAGTAGTAGATATCAAACTGACCACCAGGATAACGCTTCTCAAGTTTCTTCACATTGCGCTCAAGAACTTCCTCAAAGGAAACTCCAAGTGCCAGAGTTGCTTGAGCAACATACCACATGATGTCACCGAGTTCAATGATCAGATGCTCGCGGTTATCTTCATTAAAAGGTTTGCCTTGGAAGATCATCTTCTTAACGATCTCAAGAAACTCACCACCCTCAGCATTAATGCCAACGCCAGCAGTAAGCAGTCGTTCAATATTGGCACCCTTACGATCCAACTCAACGAGACGATCAGAGAGGGCAACAAAATCTGTTGAAGCATCAGAAGTAACTGCGTCAACAAATGTTTCGTATCGTTTGAAATCAATGTTCATGTTTAATAAAATTCAGAAAATTTACTTATCCTGTTCTTGTTGTCAAAGACTCCAACATTCGCATCCTCTTCTAGGAAATCAAGATCAGATGCTAGGTCGCTGTCATCTCCAACATTATAGAGCTTCATCTTCGCTCTGTCAATACCCACTTTGAACTTTCGTTTGTCTGTGGGATCGTTGTATCTGTTCTTCAACTGCTTCACCATGATGGTGCCTTCCTGTTCTAATTCCTCTGTGGAGATTAAAGCAAACATAAAGTCAGCAGTAGCAGGAAGACCGAATGATTCGGAAGTGTCAGTCAGTTCCAGATCAGTATTACCAAATCCAGAACGAGTTGTCTGTGTAGCAGAGACCAAAGGCACCTCATACTTCACAGCAAGACCACGAAGTTCTTCAGCAATAGACTTCACGAAAGTGTAAGAGTTCACAATGGAACCTTTGAGTCTTGCTGAGTTACAGATGTTGAGATAGTCAACAAAGATGATATCCGGTTTGAATTCTTTCTTAAGAGAAAGTTCATTCAGCAATGCTTGGAAGTGTCCAGCATGTGCTGATGCTGTTGGATACTCTTTGATGATCAATCTACCACGAGTCTTGCGACTCAGTTCTTCAACAGAACTTTTGAAACGATGCTCAGGAATGCTCACCAGATCCTTGATGTTAGTGTCAAGAAGGTGGGCGTCAATCCGTTCAGCAATCTTTTCCTCTGCCATCTCTAGAGTGATGTAGAGGACGTTGTAACCATCCATCAAACACGATCCTGCCATGTGGCACATGAACAGAGATT